CCGCTGTTGCTTCTGGGCATGTGTCATAATCTTTTTCTAATAATGGACCTTCTTCTGGTTCACTACCTTCATTGTTTTCCCATGAATCTGCAAAGTGTTTAGTAACAACTTTGATCTGTGATTTAGGTTTTTGTGTACACTGCTCAAGCATTTGATAAAGCTCGTCTGCCGAAGCTGGATAGTTTAATTCAACTTCAAACATGCAAACTTCCATGTTCTTAACACCCGGAAAGTCTAATGGATCTTCCATTACTGGAGTTGTTTTAGGCTCAGTCATTTTAATAATGTCATAACGAGCTAATTTTTCTTCCATGTGTTTAACGCATTCAGCGTCACAGCCACCTGCAACTTTAATTTTATATGAATAAGTCTGTTTAGACTCTGTTAAATATTGTGTAAATGTTTTTGTCATAATTTTATTCCCCTATGGCAGTATTTATGCTAGTATTACTCTTTTGGCTTATCTTTTTTAAGCAATTCTTTGAGTAACTCATTGCGATCAATAACATGCCCTTGACCTTCTTCAACGTCGTTATCGCCTTTTTTCAGTGCGAGTTGTCTTTCTTTTTGATCTAACTGTGCTTTTTTAAGTTGTAGATCAACCATGCGTAGTTTTTTGTTTATCTTTGCTGTTTTTGCTGTGATAGCATGTCCTAGTAGTCCACTAGCAACACCAAATATCTCTGATGAAAAGCGACTATCTACATTCATACCCAAGTCCATTAAGTCTTTATATGAATTTTTAGCAATTTCAGCTAGTTCATCCATTTCCTCGTCACCTGCTTCTAAACCTCGAACACTAGGTAGTGCGTCTTCAATCTTTTCTATGTTTGACAGTGTTTCTTGAGGTAGTTGTGGCTTAGCCTTAACTTCTTCTTGAGGTAAAGGTTCTGTTACATCCACTTCTTCTTTTGGATCTAAGTTAAATATCTCTTCTAATTTTTTTGTCATTATCTCGCACCACTTCTAAAAATATCTTCTTCTGTGACTACTCTAAAACGTAGTCCGTTTTGTTTACACCAACGCTGAGCCTGTTCCCACTTAGCATGATTAATTGCCACTGTTTCAGCTAGTCTACGATTTTGATTCTTACTTTCAATTATACTTTGATTCTTAGGCTTAATTTCTACCAGCTCTGTTATTAATTTACCATTTTTGTCTTGGTACTGGACTAAAAAGTCAGGAACATAGTTTGTTTGTTTACCAGTAAATGGATGTATATAAGGAATTTTAACACATTCACTAGCCCACTTGACCACGCTAGGATGGGTATCACAGAATTGCATAAAGGCGGTTTCCCAACTAGATCTATATGTAGGCATCTTACTACCTACAAACTTATCCATGTTTTTTACAGTGAATTTACCTTTGTGGAATCTAGCCATCTACTACACCTGCACATTTCTGGCGGCATAGTAATTAGGTTGTTGAACTGCTGTGACGCCAAGTAGAGTTGCTTTTGATCTTAAACCGTTAAGGTAATATGCTATGGTCGCATTAACAGTTACTCCGTCTTGCCCTTTCATTTCTTCTAATAGCTCATGAACGTTACGTTCGTATCCTGTAGCTATTTGAAACATTACTGCTGTGAAATCATCAGCGATATCTGAGTCTTGATAAATTGATTTAAAGTAACTGCGAACTATGTCATAGTCTGCGGCATCTACTTTAATTTCACGTTTATAAAAATTGTCAAATATAATTATAGACGAGTCAGTACTTGAGTTTTTTACGTTAATTGTTCCCATAACTATATTTAACCTTTGGATATTGTCTCTTGAACTTTTGTATCTTTTTCTTTTAACAGTTGTGGTGTTGTATCAGCTTTAACTGTTTCAAAGTTTTGCACCGTAGGTTGTCCTACGTTTTGACCGTTACTTTGAGCTCTTGAACTTGTTGTTGCTGTAGGTGTACCTTGTGGCTTAGGTGCCAATGAGCCTGCACGTTGGCTAATTACTTCTGCTCTGGTTAGTCTATTCTTTTTAGGTGTATTAAAAGCAAAGCCACCGCCTGCTCTTTCAGTGCCAGTTGCTCCGCTGATTGCATTCTTAGTTTCTTGATTAAGTTCTTCTTTAAATGTGTCACTAGGACTTTCCATTTTCTTGTAGGTATAAACTGCTCTAGCACCTTTAACTGCGGCACCTAATAAATTACCTGAACTTAGATCTTCAAATGCACCAACACCTGCATCTAATAGACCGCCTTGGCCAAAGAAGGAGTTAGTTGACCCTGGTCGGCTTAGTGAGCTAGGCTCGTTATCATAATGCTCTGGTGAAGCAAAGCCCGGAACTTGGCTAGTACCAATAGCACCACTACCATATTTCACTGACTCATATTTGATAGTCATTCCGTGAGTCATTGTATCCCCACCTGCTGAATAATCATAGGTGTCATGTCTAAAGTCTGTGATAATAGGATTTACTAGTGTGTATGAAACAAAACTATGTTGATTAAATCCGTAAACTGTAATATCTTTAAAGAATTGAGGTTTGTTTGTAGCACCGCCTACACCTTCACCCATGTATCCCCAATCATTACCAATTCTATCGTTGTCGTAGATATCTCTACGATTCTGATCAGCACTGTTTCCTCGACTAGTACCGCCGCCGCCAGAACCACCAAACAATCCATCTAAACCACCAAATGGTAAAATGTTACTAATGTCATTAGGAATAAGTCCACTAACTAGATTAGATAATGCACTGCCTGAATTTTGATTAGTTGATTGAGTTGATTGATTACCGCCATATGCTTGACTTGGATCTTTATAAAAATAATTGTAGTAAGCAAACCATAATGATCTCACAATATCACTTGAATCGTCGTGAAAATCAACTGTTACTGGTTCGTAGTTTATTTTTGTTTGGATGTTACGCTTTCTGTTGTACTGTTGCATTGTTTCAACATCAAACGAATAGTTAGGTAATTGTACTGATTTTGTTAGTACACTGATACGTGAACTGTCTCTTGCACCAAATAGTTTCGTAAGACCAGGTATTTCAGTAGTGTTAATATTGAAATACACATGGAAGAGATACTTCTTTCTAGGTGCTAGACCATAGCCAGCTGACCGAAAAGTCTTGCTGGCATGTCTATAATCTTTTAGATAGTCGCTACCTAGGAAGCCCTTCAGAACGTTGTCGAAGAAGCCTGCCATAGTTTATTAACCTGTAACTACTGAACCTAGTGCTCTACCAACGCTTGTGCCTACACCTGATGATAATGGTGTCTGTACTGCGTTATCAAATCTAATGTTTAGTGTAACCGTTGCTGGTTGTGAGTCGCTGTATGTTAAGTCGTTATAGTTAACAGTTGTTAAGTAGCAACCATATAGTTCCCATGTTTCTAAAACTACTGGTTCATTAGCACCGTTACCACCGTCTAACACTTCGCAACGTGTAATGAATTTATAGTCAATACCAGCTGATGCTGATGATTGTTCCATAAAGTCAAACTGTTTCTGTAGTTGTTCACCAACTAATTTAGAAACGTTGCCACCTGCGTCATCACGTAAGTTAACTGTAGCATCTTCCCAAGTATGTTTACCAGCCATTCTCATTTTTGAGTTATAAAGATCTAAAGTAATATCTTCAAAGCTCACTGATGGTCTAGTAAAGTCCATGACTTGTTTTGTTAGCTCAGTTCTTGGTGTTGATACACCAAAGTTTTCAAATACCGTTCTAAAGCGATATTTGAGTTTAGGCATTAATAAGCCCTGTGTACTTGCACTCTGATCACTCGCTAAAGGAACAGTCATTCTTGTTAAAGATGAAACTGCCATTTTTAATTCTCCTTCTTGGTTATGCTAATATTTATCATCTCGCAATCACAAAAAATGGGACCGAAGTCCCATTATCTGCGTATATAATGATTATACTATTTTATAAATTACCTGCTTCTATTTCGCCAGTATTTTTAATTCTTACTGGGATATAAATGAACTCAACTGCTTTAGTTGGTTCAATAGCAATATCAACATAAAGTTCGTTTCTGTCAATTCTTGCTGGTGTGTTGTTTGTTTCGTCACAAACAACTAGGTAATCGTAAATACCACGTTTAGCAGTAACATCGTTTAATAACTGTTCTACTGCGTTTTTAACTTCGTTACGTGTAATTGTATCATTTGGTTCAAACATAAATGCTTTACCAACTGCTTCTAATTTCTCACGTAAGTAAGCAACTAAACGTGCTACGTTGATTCTGTCTAGTGCTGATGTACTACCTGCAACAGTTTTGTTACCATAGTTAGTTAAGCCACTACCCGGAACAAATGTTAGTGGGTTAATTCTATTTTCGTACAATGTGTCACGTACTGATTCTCTGTTAGCAATCTGTACAAACTCACTTGTTTGTCCATCAACATAACCTAATGCTGTAACATTATCAATTAGACCACGTCTGTTACCTGCTGGTGCTAACCATGGATAACCAACTTCGTCGTTTCTAATAAATGTTCTTAATACAGCATGTGATGCTGGAACAACCACTGCATTACCTGATAAGTCATTAGCTCTTGCTGATGGGTAGAATGTAGCCGCATATGGATCATTTGTTACTAGACCGTCTTCACCGTCTGTACCTTGGCCGCCTGCGTCTGTTGCCCAGTTAATTAACTGTTGTGAGTTATCAGTTAATCTAAACGGTGTGTCGCCAATGATAAAGCCTGTGTTGTTTCTATCATTGTTAAGTGCTACCATGTTTTGCATTAACTCTGGATAACCCGGAGCCGCTAATAAGTTAAACTGTCTTTGCTCTTCACGTATTTCTGTGTTAGCGTCAATACCTGCTTTAAGAGCCGCAACAACCATTTGACGTTGTGCTTTACGACCCATGTATGGCGAACCATCTGCTTTGTTACCTGATACTGTTACCCACGCATCTTTGTTTGTTGGAACTGTATCGTCTGGAAAGTCAGTTGCGTTAAAGTAGTTAACTTTATATTCTTTAACTGTGTAACCTGAACGTCTTGTATTGAATAATAATGTACCTGCTGGATATAATGCATCATTTGGCGCATCAATATCTAAGTAGTTACTTACTGCTAGTGATTTAATTGTAGCAATATCACCAGTAACTGGATCAACGTCTGCTGTTGACCAACGTGCATCTGCAAATACAATACCGTTTTCAGTAGTTTGATCTGTGTTATCAATAGTTACCCATTGATCTACACCGTCTACTGCCTCCCAACGTTTAACTAATGGATAGTTTTCTAAGTCTGATGTGTCTAACCACAAGTCACCATATTCAAGTGCTGTTTCATCTGACTGTTGTGTAGGTGCACTTGCACTAACTTGACAACCATTACTGTCTGTATCTGATAAGTCAAAGCCACGTACATCATTTGTTACGTTTCTATAACCTTTCCATGTTGAACCATCATGAATCATAATATCTACTTCGTCAATTGCTGAGTGATACCAAAGCGTACCGTTTGCTGGGTCTTGTGTTGGTTCACTTGCTTTTGCTTCGTATGTTAACGCATTCCAGTTTGAGAATAAAACTGTTGTACCATCAGCTTTTACTCTTGAGTTAGTAACTAAATCATCAAATGATGTAATACCGTATGCATCTTGAACTGGAGTACCTGTTGTTTCTTTAAGCTCAATAACACCACCTTGTGTATGCTTGATTGTTAGATAACCATCTGTTACACTAGCAACTGTGTTAGCAACACCTGCCGCATTAAATGCTGATGCAAAGTCCTGGATTGTTGTACCTGCTAGTGTAGCAGTTACTGGTGTTGACATTGTTGTTGAGTTTTTAACACTTGCTGAAATTGTAAACGCATCAGCATTTGTCATTGTTGGACTTTGCTCAGATGAAGTAACTGTTGTG